CGCCAGCAGTTGACGTATAAGTCATGAACGGGGACGCCATGCCGCACAGCATCGTGAACGCATGCATCTCAAAGCCGGGCCGGTTCAGGTAGTCCGACGACTCACGCCACCGCTCGTATGAGCCTTGGGGTACAAGATACTTAGCGATGCCGCGCACGAAGGGCGACGCGGGAGCCTCGATGATCTCTCCAGCGTGCGTGACTTCCCTCTTGCCGATAACAAAGCTGCGGTTGGGCCAGTTCGGGTCGGCCATGTCTTCGGTCCAACCCATCTGCATACGCATCATCTCGGCCTTGTCGGTCAGTTGCATGTACTGACCCCACTTGATCACGTAGTTCATAAGGTGTGGCAGTTTCTCTGCGGAGGCGAACACGCCGTTGGACGACATGAGCGCCTTGAATTGATCTTGGGCGTACACGTTCTTCATCGGCACAAGAATCTCACGCACCAGGTCACAAGGCAGTTCCAAGCGCATCAGCAGACATTCACCGTCGTGCTTGCTAAACATCCTGCGGATGGGGAAGAACTCGTGCGGCAGCACAAGGATGGGGTCCTGCTCAATCTTCTCGCCCTGCTTGTTGTACTTGGCAGGTGGCTGGTAGTAGATGCCGCCGTTGGCACCTCTCAAGAAGGGGAACAAGTATTCAGGGAAATCAGGAACTGTTTGGGTATCCGAGTCCTGCCGAATTGATTTCTCTTGATTTGTCGCGGGGGCGGCTCTGAACTCTTTTCCGAGGACGATAGGGGTTGTGATCTTTCCTCGATGAGGGCATCCGTCGCAGTGCTCGGGGTAGTTGTCGATGAACCACTCGCAGGTGCGCGGAGCAGGAAGGCGACTTGCTTTTTCTTCTGTGTCGTCATAGTTGTATTCGGGGTGATCCTCAGACATTTTGTGGATGGCTGTGGCCCCATCATCACAGAACTTTGCAATTGACAGCCCTGCCCACCACAGGGGTTCCTCAAGCGTTTTGGCTTTGATCAGGATGTTGGCGATCTGGTTGCACCCAACACCGTCCAGACTTTTCTCAGCCAACACATCGAACGACTTGGCGAAGTTGTCCAGCTTGAGCATGGCGCGGGTGTCATCGTCCAGCCCCTTGCCAATCGTCGCCAGCACATCTTGCTGCTGAGGTTCTGGCGCGCCCAGAAACTCCTTCATCTCATCCCAGCTATAGACGTAAATCTCATCAGTGATGACTGATGTAGGGCGGGGGATGCCCGTCTTTTGATTGAACGTCTCTGGGCACCGCATGATCCGCGCGGTGTCTGCCGTGACAGCGGGGTCGATGGCAATGTGTTGTAGGCAAAGCGCCTTGAACGCTTCTGCGGCTGGCTTCCATTCATCCTTGGGGATGTCTGTATCCATGATCCAGTACGCGTGTACCCCGCCGCCTGAATCAACCAACACCGGGTCTGGCAGACCCGTCGCCCCTTGCAGTTTGTACAGCGCAATGTGCGCGTCTTCTTTGCTTGCGTACCCCTTGCCTTCGCCAACGTCTAGGTCGATGAAGAAGGAGCGCAGGTAAAGACAGTCATCAGCTTTGCGGCTATGCCCTTCAAATGTCCCCATCGCTGTGAAGAGGTCATAGCCTTTGTCCTTGAGTTTCTCGATTGTTTCGAGAACGCCGTCGAGCGTCTTTGAGAAGTGGTGCTTCATCCGTCCGTTGATGGCAGCACCGACACAATAGACACCCTGACTTGGTAATGCTTTCTCGTAGAATTGTTTTAACATGTCTCGTCAGAGTTAAAAAGAGCGGGACAGTGCCCGCTCAAAAAGGTGGGTATCGCCCACAACTCAAATAGGTCGTCCGATCATCTCCTCTATATATTTCTTGGCGTCGGCGGTAGTGCGCGCGGGCAGGATGCCCTTGGCGGTGTCACTTTCTACCAGATCGGTGAAGGTCTCAATCTTCAGCAAGTTCTTGTGACGGATGGGTTTGCCACGGAACCAACTGAAGACTGTCATGCGGGTCACCTCAAGTGCTTTGGCGACGTACTTCGCGGGGAGGTTAGCCTTCACGCAAGCAAGCGCCAGCGCAGTGCCAGCCCTGTGGGGGTTGGCCTTGTGCAACTCGATTAGAAAAGCTTCGCTGTATGTCCGTGGCATTCCTCACCCTTACTTCTTAGACCACTTCTTGACCACGTCGGAGATGTTCTTCTCGTCGGGGGCTGCGGCTTTGGCCGATTCACGCTTGACCGGCTCAGGCACATCGGCTTCTTCGCGCACGTTTTGCGGTGCAGCAACTTCGGTTTCGCCAGCGTTGTCGCTTTGGAAGACGTTCATCTTCACTGCGGCTTCAGCGGCGGGACTCTTGGCTTGCTGTGCAATGATGTGCAGATCATCATCCGGCACCTTACCAGCGGGGCTGAACAACACCTTGGGAGTCGGAGACTTGGTGTCGAATGCCATGCGGGTGATGACACGCCCAGCCGACACGTTGTGAGACGCGAGGTGCTGGATGTACGGACGGAAGGGCCAACGGCCATTATCCTCTTTGCCGAAGCTGGAGGTAGCGGGCAGCACCAACTGCATCACATCGCCAGCGGGATCGTTGGGCAGCACAACGGCAGTACGCCACGACAGGCGGCAAGCGGTACCCGTGCCGCTTTGGCCCGAGCCTTTGACAGACTTGGGGCAGTCACCGCAGGACGCAGCGCAGGGGGACTTCACTTCGGGGTCAGGCTTTTCCGAGTCGGTTGACCAGCACGCGGGACTGATCTTCTGACCTTCTTGGTACGCACCCTCGTAGTACATGCGCGAGGCTTTGTGCGCCATCTTCACAAAGATGACGTTCATGTGGCGGTCTTCGATAGCACCGATTTCCTTGCCACCAGCGTACTTGCGGAACACGCCACCCTTGATGGAGATGCGTTTGTTCTGCCGTGCACCACCTGCAACTGCAAGGGTGTCTTCGTCGAGGCCTTCGATGGGAGCCATCACTGCGCCGCTAAACAGGGTTGCGAGATCGTTACTCATTTGAGTGTTTCCTTGTTGACTAAAACTGACTTAGTTGGAGGGCTTGCGGACAACAATGCCGAATTCCCTCATCACATTCACGCCGGGCGGCAGACCATCGTCCTTCCGTTCAGCAATGAATTCCTTGAAGTTGCCCTGATGAATGCGAGATTCAAACAGTTCAACTGCACCCTCTTGGAGAACAAACTTGCGAAACACATCGCCGTCTGCCACAGTGAACCGCTCATTCAATTTGCGAATCACCGTGCCACTTCCGGTCTTGATGCTGCTTGCGTTGTTCTCGTTGCAGGTGACAAGCATCTGACTCTCCAGCGCCCTCATGTCGGCGAGAAGTTCGTCGTTCTTTGCTTTCCACTCTGCTTCGATTCTTTCACGTTCGTTCCTAATCGTCAAGTAGGTCTTGACTAATTCTTCCAGATTTGTTTCTTCAATTTCGATTTCGACTTCACTCATAGACCCAACTCCTGTTTGTACAACTCAACCAAGCTCTCGTGCATATCGACCTTGCCTTGGAGCATCTGATAAATCTTGCGTTCAGCCTCCGACCCTTGCAGGTGGACGACTGTCATGGAATTCTTCTGCCCCACGCGGTCGATGCGCGCTATGCACTGCAAGTAGGTCTCCACGGACATGACAGGCGACCAGAACACGACTGTGTCGGCGGCTGTCAACGTCACCCCGTGCGATGCAGCTTGCGGTTGAATAACTAAGACTCGTGGATGTTCTTGCGTTTGGAATCGGTTGATGATGTCCGAACGCCCTGATGCTGATACTGCGCCGTTGATGACTTCGTTGGTTACTCCTTGATTGGTTAGGAACTTGGACACAAGCTCGATGGTGTGGGTGTAGGGCACGAACACGATGACCTTGTGCTCCGTCTCGTCCAGCACTTCCATGAGCGCGTTAAAGCGCGGGGAGGCATCGAACTCCACGACCTCTTTGGTATCGGTGTAGATTGCTCCACCCGAAATCTGTAGCAGCTTGCTCAGTTGCGCCGCCGCGTTGACCGCGCTGACCTGCTCTCCTGCCGCGTTGATGAGCATCTCTTTCTTGAGCAGTCGGTAATACTTCTCCACCTGCGGGGACAGCGGCACCTCGCGGGTCTGGTACATCAGGTCAGGCAAGTCCAGACAGTCAGCCTTCTCAAAGCGCACAGCCGGTTGCAGAGCTTGGAAGACCGTGGTCTTGGAATCTTTCTTGGGAACCCACTTAAAGCGGGTGACTTGCTGCATGACTTTGTCACGCCACGCCCCGAAGAACTTGGGCACCGCACCGGGGTTGACCAGTTTGGCGAGACCGAACGCATCCAGCGGAGACTGCGAGGCGGGGGTGCCCGTGAGCATCCACAAGCGCGTCGAAGGAGTGATGAGTTTGGCCAAGGTTTTCCAGCGTTTGGTCGAAACCGTTTTATAGGCGTTGGCCTCGTCCACCACAATTAGGTCAAACCCTACTTTACCAATCTCGTCTTCAACCGTTCCTACTCCGTCGAAGTTGATGATGACAAATTCGTACTCACCCTTGATGACCTTGGCGCGTTTGCTGGAGTCCCCATACGCCACGCCCACGGTGCGGTGCATGGCTGTTTTGAAGATGTCGGCTTGCCATGCCGAGTACATGATCGACAGGGGGCAGATGACCAGCACCCGTTTGACCAGCCCCTGATTCATCAGGTAGTCTGCCGCCCAGATGACAGAGGAAGTCTTGCCCGTACCGGCCTCGTTGAAGCAGAACGCGCGGTCGCGCAGCGCAAGGTATGAGGCGGTAATTCTCTGGTGGACGAACGGCGCATACAGGCCCGGCCATTCGTACTCTTTGTTCATCGGGTTGGGGGCGTCGCCATACATCCGCACAAGGCGTTGCATCTCTTCGATGCCCCAATACACCGCGACTTCGGCGTTGTTGCCGTCGTCCTTGAGCACCTCGACCCGGTCGATGTGCCCGACCAAAAACTTCAGGTCGGATGAAGGAACCGTCATGTGGACAATCGTGTCCTCTACTACATTCATTTGACTGCCTCTACTGTGTTTTAACGTGGCCCCTTACGGGGGCTAGTCGGTCAGACCCAGCGCGGAGAAAGCGAGGAGTTCAGCGCCGCCTGACTGACACGGTTAAGAGGGTCGCAACTTTCAAAGCTCCCCGCCCCCGCCCACTCATGCCTTACAGCAAGGGCTATTACTTCTTGCGTTCTCTTTTACTAACCTCTGACACCAAGTTGTTCTGAGAGTCTCGTCGGAAAGAGCGGTTCTTCGATGCCGATTCAATCCGCAGACCGTTTTTGTTCAGCCCACCTTTGTCCAGCGCCTTGACATGGGCAACATCTTTGCCTTCACGCTTGTCTGCTCTGCCATTGCCGTTTGCATCCACGCCAGTCTTGTCGATGGATCGACGACCACGTTGGCGCTCCATGCGGCGTTCATGTTCGCCTCGTGCCTTTTGCTGCTCGTATTCTTTTTTATACGGCCTCGGTTTGTTTACGTAGGGCATCGTCCTGCTCCTTCATATGCTTGATTGAGGTGAGCGTCAGCTTGGCCTCAGTGATTGCAACCAGCATCACTTCGATGGCCTCGTCGTACTCTTTGTCCAGTAAGTGATTATGAGCTTCTTTCAGTGCTTTTTCAGCCATCATCATCGGGTAGGCGTAGTCAACAACGCTCATCGTCTTTCCTTGTAGTGCTCGCAGGAGGTGACAGGACACCAGCCGCATAGGGGGGTTTGATTGGGATTCCATACGCTCGTGTCGTAGGAAGTTTGTAGCCGCTGAAGGTCAGGATAAAACTGATCCCAAAGCTCATCAATCTGGTCTCGTGTGTACGACTCATCGACAAAGCTGGTATGCACGATGAACAGCAGCCCCGCCTTGATCTTTTGCACCTCGGGGAAGTGGGCAAACGTCATCAGCGCCATCAGCTTTAACTGTTTTGGATCAGGATACTTGTTGCTCCCAGTCTTGTAGTCCACGATGTAGGCCTGATCGCCATCCACAATCAGCAAGTCCACGATGCCCCGCACCCAGTATCCGCTGCCATACGCAGAAGGTTTCCCTTCGGCATCAAGAGCCATCCTGTATTCGGGATAGCGGGTGCCGGGGATCGCCAGAAGTTCGTCCAGCACAGGCTTGAAGTGCAGGTAGTTCTTGGGTAAGGGTTTACCCTCTCCCACGTAGTCTTCACAGTATTTGTGTACTTCCGTCCCAAACGTCATCTCACGCGTCACTCGTTTGGTGTAGTTCTTGAGAACTTTGACCTCGTGGTACTGCCGGGGGCAGTTCACATACTCTTTGAGGGAAGAAAATGACCAAGTGAAGCTCATTTGTTTTCCTTGTCTAGCTCTTTGATACGCAGCTTCAGTCGTGTTATACGGTTGTCGTTGTACAGCACAATGCCTGTGGCGTAGTCAAGGGCGGTCTGGGCTTCCAGTTTGTTCAGTTGGGCTTGGCGCAGTTCTTTGACCAAGACCTCCATCTCGCTACGTTCCCGAGAGAAGTGCCGCCAGCACCTGACGATCCGTTTCCACCACATAGTTTGTCCAATTAGATTTGACTTATTTTAACACTCGCCGTAGCTTTGTGCAAACTTCGCTTCGCAAGATACGGGTAAACCCCTAGCCCACGCCGGAGGCTCGGACATGCGCTCGACGATATATGCAAGCGCCTCATCCTTCTGGGCCTCGGGAACCACGACAACCGCTGCATCATGCACTGTCAGCTTAACCGGGTAGCGTGAGCGAATCTGTAGCATCTGCTGCCCGACGACGATCCGCGCCAAGGCTTGCACGACGTTCTCCACCAAGGTGCCGCCCCACAAAGATACAGGCCCTTTGCGGCTGAAGTAGACGTACTTACCCTTGGCCTCCGACGTGTCGTACTTTAGGCCGGGGTATCGGATATACAAACCATTGGGCAGACGGATGCCTTCCTTCTCAATCACTAAGCAGTGGTGCTGCCCGTAGTAAAAGGGTTTGGCGTTACCCCAATCAGCCATCGTCGCAATCGCCTCATCGCCCTCGCGCCACAGGTCGATCACCGCGTGGTTCTTGGCGCGGTACACACCCACGATACGCTTGGATTCCTCTTCGTCAACGACGGCGCCCGGCGGCGTAGTCTTGAGCGTGTGCTGAAGTTTTAACGCGCCAGTCCCGTAGCCCAATCCAAGGATGCAGGTCTTGCCCACAAACCGCTCGACAGGGTTAGCCTTGCTGATGGGGCGGTCGTAAATCTCCGAGGCAAAGATGGAGTAGACATCCTCTCCCTTGCGAAACTGCTCAACGACATCCTCCTGCCCCGCCAGCCAGACAAGGATGCGCGCCTCAATCTGAGAAGAGTCACAGTTGATGACGATGTGCCCCTCGGGTGCCATCACCGCGTTCTTCAAGGCTTTCTTTTTCTTGTCTCGGCTAGGAAGGTTCTGGAAGTTGACCTTGTCAAACCCGGCCCAGCGCCCGGTGTGTGCGCCGTAGTACTTGAGCGGGATGGGCAGGAGACCGGAGTTGCGTTTGCCGATGTCAATGAATCTTTCAATCCTTGACTCTTCAATTGTGGACTTGGTACCCAGTCGAACTGAACATAGCTGCTGGATGAATGGGTCTTCAAGCTCAGTGAGCGCCAGAAATCCTTCATCGTTTTTAGCCAGTGCATAGGTGTCCTTTCCTGTAGTCTTGCTGACCTTCATGGGTGGCTCGATGCCGTTTTCTTTCAGCAGGGCGGCGAACTGTTTGTTACTCGCCAGCTTCTTGCGTACAGCCTCTTCGGTGTCGCATTTGAGTTTCTCCATCAAGCCCTTGAGCAGGTCACTCTTTTCCTGCTGCACTTCGGCGAGGCGATTTTGTAGGAGCGCATCGTCAACCTCAAAGACAGGTTCAGTGAACATGCGCAGCGTCATGTCTATGAGATCAAACTCTTCTTCCGGGAATGCGCTCGACAGTTCTTGGAACAGCCTAAACGTGAGGTCTACGTCGTTCTTGCAGTACTCACCGTACCGCGCCAATTCATCGGGCGCAAAGTCAACGCGGCGCTTGCCTTCGGCGGCAATCACTTCCTCGCCCTTCTTGCCAAGCTGATACCGCTCTGCCAACTTAGCCAGCGATCCACCAGCCTCAACGCCGTGCAGCGCCCGTGCCATGCTCAGGGTGTCGAGCAGAAACGCGGGCTTGATGTCAAAGCACCAGCTAAGAATGCATCCATCGAACAGCGTGTTGTGGCACAGGACTGCGGAGTTGGCCCAATCAAATTGATTGAACCAGACCTTGATCTGCTCGTGCGTCCCCGAGAACCAGACCGGCTGACCGTCGTCAACCTGAACGCCAACGCCTATGACTTCAAACTTCGGATCGCGCACGTACTCTTCGGTCGTCTGGTACTTGAAGCCCAGCTTGATCTTGTTGTCGTAGAACGTCTCAAAGTCCAGAGTGATGAGATTCATTCTTCGTCATCCTCTTTGTTAAGGCTTTCCTGAATCAGTTGTTGCTTGACCAACTCCAACACGCCAATGACTGTTGACATGTACAGCGTCTCGTCGTACCTGTGGATGGTTTCAAGTAGTTCATCTACTAAACCATCAGCCAATTTTCCTTGGGACAAAATCAAAACGGTGCCTCCTCAAACTTCTCAGGCTCGTGTTGGGTCTTGGGAAAGCGCTTGGGGTCAAGCCGGGTGAAGGGCCACCATGCCTTAAGCTCCTCTTGGGTGAGAGGGCGCTGTTTTTCTTCGTCAGTCTCAGTCATTTGTTTCTCAGGCTTGGGGGTCTAGGACAATGCGGGGGCGGGACAACTACGCACCACACGGCAATGGTGACGTTTCCTTTTTTAATCCATCTATCGATGTATGCGTCTGGCATTGCGTTGACCATTCTGTAGGCGCGGGAAAGCTCAACACCTGCGGCTTGCGCTAGTTGTTGGATGGTCAGCCCACTGTCGTTGGCGCGCAGGATTTCGCGGACGAGTTTTTGTTTAGGCCCCATAGCTCACCGCAAACCAAACAACCGCCCATGCTGCTGCAACCACCGCCCAGAAGCGGACGTTCACCCAGAAGTTTTCATCAATCTCTAAGATCATCATCACGAACGGGATCGTAACAAGCATCAGGACTGCGGTGGCTAACAGGAAGATGATGATGGCAAGGGTCATTCCTTCTCTCCCTCGGATTTCTGTTTGTAATATTTAAACCGATCCGTCATGTACGTGGACTGCGCCGCCAGAGGCGCAACAGCCTTTAGGTGGCAATCCCGGCACATCAGATGCGCGTCGTCGCCACTGGCGCAAGCGAGACCATCCTCTACCCAAGTCTTCATGCCTCGCACGACCCAAGGCCCACTAGTCGCTCCACAAGCCGTACACACCGCGTTCTTCTTCAACCGGGCAGCAACCGCTGCATAGTCTGGGGAAGAGTAAGGGTTATCGTTATTCACCACTCTGCGCTTGCGCGAACACTTGTAAGAGCATGCGGAGAAGCGCCTGTAATCGGTTGGCGTCAGCAGCATCTCGGTCCCACAAACAACGCAGGGCTTCGGGATACGCACCACTTTCGCCGCAGACGCACAGGCTCGACCGCAGTAGTGATGCGCGTTTCGTTTCGCCCAGCAAGCGTAGGTTTCAAACGGAAGTCCGCAGTGATCACAGTTAAACCCCAGCTTGGCTTTGTTCCTCTGCACAGAGGTCAACTGCCCACGCTGATAACCCATCCCATCTTTCGGGGGCGGAATGTTCTTGTAGTGATGCTCGTAGCCGTTGCCCTTCACTTCTTCTCTCCTCTTGCGCGTCTAGTCATCGCCAAAAATCATGCTACGCCATAGGGTCACAGAGGGCATGTGGTTGTGCGCCTTCACGGGTTCGACCTTGGCTACCGGAGCGATCCAGCCAAAGCCCCTGTGCAGTGACCTCACACCGGACACCCACACGTTCGGATGCAGCGTAGCGGGGCGGTGAAGGCCGTTCTTGTAGCAATACTCTCTGAACTCATCGCCCGTGACCAACTGCTTCTTGGTCAACAGTTCTTCTGCCAGTTCAAGGTAGCGCTCCACGAACTCAGGCGCAGTAGCATACGCCTTCTCCCAGCACTTGTCCGCGAGTGCCAGCGCGTTGTCCATACGTTCACTCATGTTGCTTTCCCCTTGGGTTAATAAAATTTATCCTCTTGCGCGGATGGCGGCTGCTGCATCCCATGCATGGGTGTTGGCGTCTTGGTTTCCAACCTCATCACACAACTTCGCACACGCCTCGCGCTCGGCTGCAACAAGACCATGCAGCCTCTCAATTTCCTTCTCGGCGTCCCTGATGATGGAGCCGTAAAAATTGCTGACCTTCACTGCCGCCATACGTCGTGACAGTTCAATGTTGACCAGCACCGGCTCCTGCCGCTCGGCCTGCTCAATGGCGAGGCGTAGGGCGTCAACAGCGGCATCGCATGACATAAATGGTGCGCCCTTCTGTTGATATTCTTCCAGCGCCTCCAGCGCCTGCTTCATTGCGTCGATGCTCATACCTTTCTCCTTTAAAGAACTGGCATCAACCTAGCGTCCCACTGAGGCGTGGGAGGCTAGGTTGGCAGGGCGGGGGTTACTTGGCCTTTTGGATCTCGCGGGTGAGATACCACTGAGCTTTGCGTAGGTTCTCTAGGCGATCACCCTTGTGGTCTGCGCGGGTGATGTACTTGACCACGTTGCCAAGGTGATAGTTCAGACCCTTGGCCTCGATGAAGTCGATGGTCTCGATGCCCCCGCCCGTGTAGTGGGCAGGATGGTTAACAACATCTTCTGCCTGTGTGACCGGAGGAGGAAGGGGGCAAGGGGCCAGCCGTTGCTTGGGTTGGGCCAGCGCCTCATCGCGGCGGTTGATGTACTGCTTGCGCGCCTGTGACATCAGGGCATACGCATACGGCTTCGTGACTTTGAACTTCTTAGCCACATCAGCGGCGGTGGTCTCGGGGTTGTTTGCCATCATGTTGGCAACTTGAACTACTTTACTCATCAGCCTTCTCCTTCTTGGTTCGGCGTTTCACAGATACGATCCCGGCCTGAGTCGGCAGGTCTCGCGCGTCTTGCATCTCGTCGGCGTACAGGTACGCCTTCATTGCCACGTTGTGCGGCTCTTCTCCTTTCATAATCAAACCAATCATGGCGAACCCTGCGTGGAGATCACGCAGGTTGCTTCGGTCTTCTTCATTCATTCTTGGCTCCCATGTCCTCTAGCAATCCTTCCAGTTCAAAGTAGCCACTCTCGTTGACGACAATGGCCTCCGCCCCGGTGTTGCGGATCTCGGCTAGATGTTTCTCTTGCAACGCAGTGGTCTTGCCTGTGCCCGCCTTGGCCTCGATAGCTAAGAACCTACCGTACGGTGGGACGCTACATAGGAAGTCAGGCACACCCGCGTTCCCAAAGCCCGTGCCAATCGGCATGGCGTAGTACACGTTGCGTCGTTTAAGAATCGCTTTGATCTTGTCCTTGACT